GGACAAATTCAAGAGATACACCAGAGCGCAGGTCGAGTTGGCCTTGGCAGACTGCCATGAAACACTACGTGTCGGGGGGTATTCAGTTGATCACCCCTATGGCAAGAAGCTGTGGGCAGAGATAGATGCACTGCGGGACAGGTCTGCTGTTCTGCTTCGCAGGAAAGACTGCGCGATCTCAGCGCAGGATGTGGCGCGGCTATCTTGGATATTCCAAGGCAGCAACTAGACCGAAACCTCCGCGAGGAGGTCTGACCGTGACGCGGTCACTGACGAGGTCAGCAACGTTTAAACGGAGGCTCACTATGAACAAGATCAATCTTGAATTACGTTGCACCAATCACTTTTCATCCGGCTGGGATTCACTGGATGAGTGGCAAGACATTGGCCCTGTCAAGGTGCTGGCGCGACGCAACGTCGTGCAGGACAACGAACACCACACGGGATACAACTGGACTGAGCGCGTTGTCGTTCCCCGTGCGACCCTCGTGCGCTACGGGGCAAGGGTTATCGAACAGGCCATCAGCAACACCCTGACCTACTCGCACTGCCGACATGACCATGACTGCTGTGGCTGTGTGTCTTACTCTGGCTATGCGGAACACAAGGGCGGCAGGGAATTCTTGGTGCGTGGTTGCGCTAGTCGTAACGTTTAAACGGAGGCAGCATGAGCGACACAGAGGCAGTGCTGGCAGTGGTAATTTTCTTCGCAATCTTCGCAGTGAAATGCTGGATTTTATTTAAATCATAGGAGGCTCACCATGAAAATCAAGATAAGTAGCAAGAATTTTGACCCAATCCACGCCGCTCTCGCAGCGGTCAACGGCACGGCGGTGGGTCACACCTACCGAGCCAGCGACATCGTGCGTCTGGCGGAGGAGGCAGAGACATTCGCAGTCACGCTCTTCGACAACAAGAAACAAGTTGTCGGGGCGCGATACCGCGCAGAGAGCGGCGGCAAGGTGGCGGCGGCGTATGAATTCACTCGCATCTCAACCGTCGTTACGTTGGAAAGGTATTCGACAGGTTGGTTTTTAATTGAGGTATCCAGAGGCGCAATCTGGAAAGGCGGCGGGTCACAGCGATTGATTCTCGACGCATCGCAGGATGTTTTAGCAACAGCAAAGGCGCGGTCACGCTACACCGTCCGCCCTTCTTCAATAACGTAGTGCCTAGCGGAGAGGGGCAACCCTCTCTGATGTGCATTGCAGTTGCATCGTTTAAACCCAGATGCTATTATCCGTTCTCACCTACTAGGAGGCTCATCATGACGACACAGACACGCGAAGAGTGGTTGAACAAATTCCTCGGGGAGATTCGCCCCGTCTTTCAATCGGCAGGGTATCCGCTGCCTGACCGTATCCGCCTCACCTGCGGCTGGCCCTCAAAGCTGGCGCGGTCTGAGGCAAAGCGCCGCATCGGTGAGCATTGGTCACCCAAGGCGTCGGACGATGCGACGCACGAGATCAGCGTCAGTCAGGTCGTAGACGATCCGTTGGAGGTTTGTGCCATCCTCGTGCATGAGCTTTCCCATGCAGCCTGTGACGGTGACGGTCACCGTGGTCGCTTCCCCAAGTGCGTCTCTGCCCTGTCTCTTGAGGGCAAGCCGTCCGCTACCATCGGTGGCACTGCGTTTAAACAGGCATACGGTGAGTTGATCGACTCGCTGGGTGCCTACCCTCACAGCCGCATCAACGTGAAGGGTGAGCAGAAGACGCAGTCAACCCGTCTCCTGCTGGCGAAGTGCAACTACTGTGGATACCCCGTTCGACTCACGAAGAAGTGGGCGGCGGCTGGTCTGCCCAACTGCTACTGCGGCGGGGCATTCACGCTGTCATAGACCGAAACCCCTGCGAAGGGGTCGTGCCGTTACGCGGTGCCTGACGAGGTCAGTAACGCAACACAATGGAGGCTCACACCATGAACAAGATCAATTTGCAGGGCATAGAACGCCAAGTCTCACTCATCCCTCTCGCGGTGCTGAACGCCGCTCTCGTCAGCGTCGGGCTGTTTGCCCGTGACGATAAGGGGTTGGCAGTCACCGCCGTGGTTGACGTAATCAATTCAGGGGGCATCACCCTTGACCAAGTCAAGGCAGCGTCACCCTCGACGGTCACAGCCAGTGCGTTGCCTCCCGATGTCCGCAAGGAGATCGAGACCATCAGCCAGCGCGTCACGCAGACGGTGACCGACACGAGCAATGCGCTTGATCGCATCCGCAGTCAGGAGCGTAGCAACCTGACTCTGATCAGCGAGACGCACAGCAAGGTCAGTGACCTTGTGGCGGTCACGACCAAAGCACAGGCGGCGGCGCTGGCAGCGGTTGAGAAGAAGATCGTTGCCCGTTTAAACAAGCTTTCCCCGCCGGAGGTGGACATCAAGGCAATCAAGGCATCGATTGCCAACGAAGTCCGTTCTGCCTTTGATGGGTTCCGCAAGACCGCCCCTGTGTCTACGCTGGAGGAGATCGCATCTGCCTTGCCTCCTGTGACTGTGACGGTCAGGGCTGGTGACATCTTCACCGATACCCGATACAGCGACGAGGGTATCGCGGTTGATTTCTCTGACCTGCCGGTGCAGGTGTGGGCTGACCCGTCTGCCCCTGCTGTGATCGATGACTACATCTTCCAGCCGGTGCATCTGCACCAGACGCTGATTGCCCTGCATGATGACGGTCATCTGCCTGACAATCTGTGGCTGGCGGGTGAGCGTGGCACAGGCAAGACTGAGTTCGTCACGCAGGTTGCCGCTCGTCTGCAACGCCGCCTCTACCGAGTCAACTTCGACGAGGCGCTTGAGAGGGCAGACTTCATCGGTGGCAATACCATCGAGCAAGGCACTGTCGTGTGGAAAGCTGGCGTGATCACTCAGGCGATTCAACATGCCGGTGCGATCATCCTGCTCGACGAGGTGGGCTTCGCCAGATCACAGGCCATCGCTGTGCTGCACAGCCTGTGCGAACGGTCACCGTCACGGTCTCTAACGGTGGCGGAGACGGGCCAGCGCATACCTGTCTCGCCTGATGTGGTGTTCTTCTGTGCCGACAACTCGAATGGGCATGGGAATACATCGGGCAACTTCGACGGTGTGCGCGAGAAGAACAGCGCCTTCATTGACCGCTTCGGCTACACCCTGCGGTTCGACTACCTGCCCTCGTATCAGGAGGCGGCGTTGATCTCAGGCCGCACCGGTCTGTCGGCTACTGCTGCCAACATCATCGTGGGCTTCGCGGCGGTGGCAAGGCAGAAGGCACAGGCTGGTCTGCTCACTCAGCCCCCGTCGTTGCGTCAGTTGTTTGCGTTTGCTCGTGCAGTGCAGCGCGGTCTGCCGGTGGGCGTGGCGTTCCGCAATTCGGTGGTCAACAAGTATTCCGCCGATAGCGAAGGCGAGTTGATCGGCGCGTTCGAAGCGACGGTTGACGCGGCGGCGTTTGCTGCTGCCCTCACCCAGTAGTTGCATCCCCCATCCAGGGGGTGCTATCATCTAACTTTACAGGAGGCTCATCATGCTAGGAATAAATGCGAAACGTGGTATCGAAGCGACGTTCGAGCGGGTCTATGCCGCGACGGGCAACCACTTCAAGAAGGTCAACGTGCGGTGGGATGGCGCTACCGCTGGTATCCGCCCAGAGACCGACGGCTCTGTCTCCCTGATCTTCCCGCCCATCAGCGACACAACGGAGATCAACCGCACGAAGTTCAACGACTTCATCGGGTATGCCCTGCATGAGTTGGGTCATGCATGGTTCACCAAGGCGTCGGCATGGGATGAGGCGCGGCGTGAGCATGGTGACTACGTGTCTGGCTTGATCAACGGGCTGGAAGACCCACGCATCGAAGCTTGCGTCATTGCCAGCGGTCATGCTGGGAACAGCGCAACGCTGTTTGAATCGCTGGTCAACAACATTCTCGCCAAAAGCGAGGGAGCAGAGGGGGGCTACGTTCACCCGAACGATGTCCGTAACATCCCGTTTCAACTAGCGATAGAGGGGCGGCGTTTAAACGGGTATCGCATCAGCAAGCCGCCCGTCTTGCAAGACAGCGTCTACTGCGTCCCGATTCAAGAGGCGCTGAAGGCGGCGAAGAAAGCCAAGTCAACCACAACCATCGTCGATATTGCGCTGCGCTTGAACGAGCAGATCAAGCAGATTCAGGATGAGCAGCCGAATGACAAGCCAGAGGACAAGCCGGAAGACAAGCCGGACGGTGAGCCGGACGGTGAGCCGGACGGTGAGCCGCAAGATAACGGCGATGACAGCAAGGATGGCGAGGCCGGTGATGAAGCGGGTGACGAAGCCGGTGACGAGGGCAAGGGCAAGGGCAAGGCCGGTGACGAAGCCGGTGACGAAGCCGGTGACGAAGCCGGTGACGAAGCCGGTAGCAAGACCGGCGACGAGGCTGGCGATGTAGCCGGTGTCAACTCCGGCTACGGCGAATACGGCGAGGTGCGTGAGGTCGAACCCCGCAGCTTCATCGACTCAGCGTTTAAACACGACCTCGACCTGACCCGTCGTCCAGTGCTGGATGTCGTTCGCAATCACAAAATAACTTGGAGCTAACCCATGAAAACCCTATCCGACAAAACAGCTTTTCAAAATAAATACAGGTCGATCCTTGCAACCCCGATTGCAGGTATCGGGGCAACCAAGGTTGCGCTCCGCCGCTTCCTTCAGTCCGTCGATTCGGTGGGCTGGTCACGCCGCGAGGAGGCGGGTCGCCTTGACCGCCGCGCCTTGACTCGCTATGCCTTGGGCGATGCGGCGATCTTCTCGCGCCGCGAATACACGGAGGCACAGACCAGCGCAGTGTCGATCCTGATCGATGTGTCCGGCTCGACGAGTTACCCCGTCAACTATGCCTCGCCGGATGTTACCCGCATCGAAGTCTTTGCTGAAGTCGCGGTGCATCTGACCAAGCTGATCTCTGACTGCGGTGCCAGCGTTGAGGTCAACTGCTTTTCTGGCGGACGTAAAGAGTATGCCCATGACACAATCGAGTCAGTTCACTTCGTCAACGTCAAGGCATACGGCGAGTCAATCGCCAGCGCAGCACCGGCTCTGGCTGCGATTACGCAACTGGTCAGCGGCTCGACGCCAGACTACAGCGCCCTGCGTCTGTCCATTGAGGCTGTTGCAAAGCGTCCTGAACAGCGCAAGATTCTGTTCTTGATTACGGACGCAGACTCGTATCAGATCGAACACATCCAGCACCTTGATGCGGTTGCCAAGAAGCTGGGCGTGGTGATCGTGGCAATAGGGGTGGGCGGTGCTGATGTGACGAAGTGTTTCACCAACGCAGCATCAGTCCAGACCACGGCAGAGGTATTCACGCAGTCTTTCAACAAGCTTCTTAACTCTTTGAAGGGGTAACAAAATGATAATAGATCAAAATCATCCTCTCGCAATTCATTGCGTGAAAAGACCCGATAGTCTGCGACGCGCACCACGCATCGTGCGCGAGTTAGCAAATACGGTTGATTACTGGGGGGCAAAATGCGAAGAGGTCGAAGCCGGTTGCCCGACATGCGCGGCGTGGAAACTATTTGACGCCACGCTGACATGCCCGACAGACGAGCAGGTCAGCAAAGCAGTCACGGAGGCACAATGATTACAGACGAGCAGTATGCGGCGCTTCCCTCCCCCCCCTTGCGGGGGATGAGGCGGCAGATCGAAATCGCGGCGAAGAGCGGCACGGAATTTCTGGTGCAAGTCGCCGAACACCACAAAAAATCTTATTACACCATCGAGACTTTTGAGGCGGAAAGCACGGCTCGTGATAGTTACCGCAAGATTACATGCAAACCGCGAGGCAGACGCAGACTGATCAAGGTGGATTGTGGAATTACAACCGTAATGCTTGAACACTTGGGAGAGTCGTTATGATTGAGGCAACCTGTTTTCTGTTGGGCGTAGCAATCGGAGTTCTGTTTACCTACCTTACACTGGAGGCTTGACCATGTATAAATACATTCGCATCGAACCTGTGACCGCATCGCTGGATGAGATCACGAACATCAACAGCGATTACAGCGCGGGGGTGACTCGTGAAAAGGCATTGGCTGAGTCGGCCCCGTATCTGGCTGAACGCGTGAAGTATCTGGAGTTGTTGGTCGCGCAACTGCGCGAAGAGAGGTTGGACAAATGAAAACAAGGCAGGAGTGTTTAAACGCGCAGAAGGAATACTGTGCAAGGACGGGCGCTCCGCACTTCGCTCCCTACGACGGCGTCTGCAATTACTGCAAACAGGACATCGTCACAGGGCATGAGGACAGGTGGTCAGCACTGATCACCGGCTGTCCGAAATGCCATCATTCATTCTGCGATTAGGAGGCTCACATGAACAAGCACACTTTTCTTGAAGAAATAAAACTTCAAAACAGATACGATATGCAAGTGTTTATTGAGCGCATTAAGGATCAATTCCAGTTGGATTGGAATGGAACGCACGGCATCAATCACTGGCGCAGGGTTGAAACAAACGGACTGAAGATTGCGCGGTCTACCGGAGCCGATACGGAAATCGTTACCTTGTTTGCTTACCTGCATGACGCACGGCGTTTAAACGAGTGGACTGACGAAGGTCACGGAGCAAGGGGCGCACAGTTTGCTGTGCTGTTGCGGAGCGAGGGTTACTTCAAATTGTCAGACAGGGATTTTGATTGCCTCCATTACGCAATTCAAACGCATAGCGATGGCTTGATATCGGACAGCGACATCACCGTGATGACCTGCTGGGATGCTGACCGCCTCGACCTGACGCGGGTTGGCATCAAGCCTGATCCACGGTATCTTTGCACGGGCGAGGGCAGGAACCTAGCCAGAGAAGCGAGGCAGCTATGAGTAAGTTCGCAGAAGAGTTGAGTACGTTACTGGCTGACAAAATCAGGGAAGACCCCTTCGATGTGGTCGAGACGATGATTGCTTTGTCAGCGCACATGATGGCGAGTGATCACTCTCTTAACATCGACGCGGCTCAGACTATTTGCCTGAGTATTTTCCAGCACAATTGGAACCTTCGCCGCAGGGCTGTGATGCCCTGCGACAAGTCAGTACATTAGAAGTAATCCATGACTTCCTTGTAGGTGCCGGTGGCTTTGTCGTAGTTCAGCAGACATTCGCCTGTTGTTCCTACCCACCGGTACCTGCATTTCCACACCGCTATCTGCGTCTCAGTCTTGATACGATGGACTGTGATACCGCAATCTGCCTTTGCCCACCACGCCATTGACCCGCTGATGCTCATGCCATCAGGTCGTGGCAGATCGACGCCGCTGCGTATGATCTTGCTGGGATGGGCCACAAACCAAACGTGAACACCGCCGCTCTTTGCAAACTGCTGCACCCTCGTCAGCATGTTGCTGATCTCTTCTGTCTCGCTCGTGCCTCTGCCCCTGTCGATGTAGTTGTAGGGATCGATGACCATGCCCCGCACACCGAACCGCGCTACTGCGATCTTCGCTCTGGACATGATGGAGTCGATGGTTGCTGGCTCACTGCTCTCGCTCGTCAAAAACAGGAAGTGATCGTTCACCCATTCGTATCCGTGTTTAAACTCGTCCTCATTCATCCGGCTGCTGCCGTCGAAGAACCGTTTGTTTAAATAGATTTCAATCAGGCGGGAGATGTGAACCTCGGGTGCATTCTCAAAGGAGCAGAGGGCAAACTTCCAATCCTGAGACTTGGCAAGATTGACCATTAGTTGGTCAACGAAGTTTGACTTGCCGGATGATGGGTAACCTGTGACAACCGTCATCTGTCCTGCTACCACGGTGTATATCTGATCAACCGATGAGTAACCTGTGCTGAGACCCTTACCCGTCCCCTTAGTCCATAGGTCGTTTAAACGCTCACTGAAGTCCTTGGCGGAGCTGATACCCAGAACCGGATAAGGCTCTGCCTTGTTTATTATTTCGTGAACGGCGTCTGCACCGTCGGTCAGGAAAACCTCGTTAACGTCCTTACGCGTCAGCTTCGCAAGCTTGCACTTGTCCTTGCCTATCCGCCTTGCGAGTTCTTCTGCCAGCGCATGACCGGCAGGGTCATTGTCCACAGCAAGGATGACCCAAGGTGCCTTGTTTAAACGCTCAAAGGCAGACCAGACAAACGCAAACTTCTTGTCCTCAGTCGGCGAGACCTTGCCTTCGACCACCTTGAGTGGCGCTCCGGCTGGCACCGACAGCACGTTCGGTATGCCCATTTCAATCAGGGTTAGCGCATCGATCTCACCCTCGACCACGATGATAGGATGTTCATCCTGTAGATCATCGATTCCCCAGAAGCTTTGTGATCCACCTGCGTCCTGTGTAAAGTCCTTGGCGCTGATGCTCCGGTATTTGCTGGAGACCATCTTGCCGTTCAAGTAGTAGGGGAACGCGATGCAGTCAGCATTAGCGTTTAAACGGTTGAACCATCTCTGTGCTGCGAAGAGCTTTGCCTTGGCTGCGGTCTCAGGACTGATACCACGGAGACGCAGGAATTCTAGATGCTGTGACTGTAGGTCATACTTCACCACTGGAACGGCGGACATGATAGTTCTCTCCTTGAATGGATAGGCGCCGCTCTCGCCGCAATGATGGCAAGTGTAGAGCAGGGCATCCTCTGTTCGAATAACTGCGAGGTCTTTCAGATTGGACTTGCGGCGTTGCGGACTGCACGACGGACAAACGAACCTACCATTGCCGCCAAAGGGAATCAGCGGGACGAGTTCTGCGAGATTCATTGAGCCTCCTTGACACTAGTTCTTCTTGTTGTCTTTCCTGTTCGCCGCAACCGAGCGAAGCCTGAGATTCCCTGCCTTTGTCAAACCACCTTTGCTGATAGGCACCACATGGTCAATGTCTTTGCCCTTACGGGCAATGCCCTTCTTGTCATAGAGGCGTCTGGCCTTTTGTCTTTCCAGTTGCCCTTCATCATCTCCCCGCTTTATCTGCAACTGGTATTCTTTTTTCCAATCTCTCATTGCATTCTCCTATGAAACAAAAGGTAGAGGGTTTTTAATAATAACAAAAGACCCCTCTGGCTGTTGAATAAATACAGGGGTCAGAATCAGGATAGAACCAAACCCCAGTAACGGGTAAAGCGATGCTCTCGTTTATCTTGACTAATGCAGCTTCGCATCCACCCACCTACACCGTAGGCTATCCCTCGCGGGAGAGTGTTAGTCCGTTTATTCCCTTGGTCGCATCACCGATGGGAGGGCTGGGTCATGGCCCCGAATCACCCATAAAAAAACCCCTACGGCTGGGTTTCAGGTCGCGGTGATGGAGAGCAAAAGACCAATGCTCGACGCCACCGAAACCCATGCGTAGGGGTTCTGCGGTCTTTATTTCTCCCATCACGGAGACCTGTCTTTTTCACAGGCAGAGGGATAATAATCAACAGAAACCAATAATGTCAAAGCATAAATGATGGGGTTAGCTCCCCCTGCGGCACCATCCAACAGGGTGCTTTACCGTGAGGATCGGATAAGTACTTGTCTTGTTTGGCTTCTTTGCCTGTCATGTAGCCTATGATCTCGAAATCTGGGGACGATCCGACGATGAAAATAAATGTCTCAGTATCCGAATCTTTAGGCCGAATGATCAGTTTCCCATGTTGAATCGGGGTGTGACGCACCTGAAAGACACCGACATCCGGTGCTGAATAGGTGTTGACAGAGCCATCCCAGTAAATCTTGAGCGCCTTGGCTACCGCCATCTCAGCGCAAGCACTCTCGATGTCAGACCCCCACCAGACCTGCGGGTCTATGAATGTCGAAGCCTTGGAATAATCATTGGAAGCAATCTTGCGGCGAACCCCCACCATTGCAGCAAGGAAGATTTCGTAGTTAGTGAGGGTGACCTTCATGCGAAGTCCTCCGAAGATGGCTCTGTGGCGCGTCTGGTGGCCTCCTGTAGGGCCACCATCTCGTTTCTGAGGGCATGGTATGCCTCGTCCCCGCGCCTCTTCTTAATCTCGTCTAGATACTCCCTGCGATGCGGTAGCGTCAGCACATGACGCGCCTCGCATTCCAGCCGCCATGCCTGACAACTGGAACACACGATGCGTCCATCCCTCAAAGTGATCGATGCGGTTTCGCTACAGCCAAAGCATTCCATGTCGAGCCTCCGTAAATGAGAACGTTCTCATTATGATTGACACGGGAAATGAATACAAGTAATCTAAGCCTGTCCAATGGAATTGAGCCTCCAAACGATGACCGGTTTCCGCTCCTCTCTCCCAACCGGTCGAGAACGCCCCTTCACTGGGGCGTTTTCATTTATGCCCCCTAGTATGCATGAACGTTTAAACGCACCATCACTCATCCCGGGACGAGCTGCGCCACCATGATTTCACAGCGCGGGTTCTCTTTATCTACCCCGCCCCAAAAGATGTGTTTCTCCTTGACCTGCCGGTCGTTCAGGTAAGCAACGTCCTGTAGCAGGTCGAGGATCAGGGATTCATCCAAATCAGGGCGACGGCTGGCATACCAGATGGTCATGGTCACCGAGACATCCCCGACAAGTGGCTCATGGTATGAGCTACTGACCTGCTGTTTAAACACATCAACATAATTCAGGGCTTTGGCTGACTTGATCATCCGAGACATCCCGCCATAGCGCACGATCCTGCGGGAGTTCGCCTTCGATGCAGGTTCACCAAATATTTTGAATAAAAGCGGTTGCATTGTTCTCATGCTGTTGCTATTATCTTTTTTCTTAACCACTGGAGTCTCCATTGAAGATCACAAACAAACACAATGTTCCCGAAACATTAGTCGCTCTTGCGACGAGAGACTACTACAGCAAGGGCAAGGTTGACTACTCTGTCACCGAGTTAATCTCTCCGCCTCGCGTTCAGAGGCTACGCAAGCAGCACGTAGAAGAGATGGAGACGGATGTCTCAGACATGCTGTGGCAGTTGCTGGGTTCTGCCTTGCACGTAGTGGCAGAGCGCGGTCAGGCCGAGGGTCACACTACCGAAGAACGCCTCTTCACTGAGATCAACGGCGTCACGATGTCGGGCGCTATCGATATCCAGCGCGAGACGCCCGATGGTCTGGTGTTGGCGGATTACAAGTTCACATCCGCGTGGGCAGTCCGTCAGGAGAAGCCCGAATGGGAGCAGCAGCTAAATATGTATGCGTGGCTGGTCAGGCGCGTCAAGGCGCGTCCCATTGCGGGTTTGCAGATAGTGGCCCTCATTCGGGATTGGAGCCGCAGAGAGGCGCTTGTGAAGCCCGATTACCCGCAGTCACCCGTCCACATGGTCAACCTGCCTGTTTGGGATCAGGAGACAGCAGAACAATTCATTCTTGACCGGATTGGTCATCACAACGATGGCAAGGTCGCTATCGACATGGAAGATGAGCTACCGCGTTGCACAGACGAGGATCGGTGGATTCGCAGCACCACCTATGCAGTCAAGAAGGAAGGCAGGAAGACAGCTATCAAGGTCTTTGATAACGAGGTTGAAGCCCAAGCAAGGGCGGAAGTGGAGAAGGGGTTTGTCGAAACAAGGAAGGGCGAAGCAATCAGATGCTCCGGCAATTACTGCGGAGTCAACCAATGGTGCAGTCAATGGAAGGAAGAAAATGACAGTCTATAAGAAGTTGCAAGAAGCTCGTTACCGGCTGGTGAATACCCAGCTTAACAAGTCTGGCAAGAACAAGTTCGCCGGTTTTGAATACTTTGAGCTGGGGGATTTCATTCCCCAAGTCCACAAGATATTCAACGAGGTCGGGTTGTGTGGCGTCGTGTCGTTTGCGGACGTTGCAGTCCTGACCGTCTATGACACAGAAGACTCCACTTGGGTCAGTTTCCAGACCCCGATTGTCAATGCTGAGAACGCCAAGGGTCAGGCCATTCAGTCCTTGGGTGCAACACACACCTACCTGCGGCGCTACCTGTGGCTGCTGGCGCTGGAGATTGTGGAGCATGACGCGGTCGATGCTGTTGCACAGGAAGAGAAAGTGAAGGCCAAGCCGGTAGAAAAGCCGGTTGAAAAGCCGGTTGAGCCAGCACGGTCACTGGATGAATCCCAAATTCTGTTCATTCACAAGATGAAGGAATGGGGTAACGCTGTCAAGACACCGGCAGAGTTGTCCAGCCTGTGGAAAGCAAACCTTGTCGAGTTGGAAAAGATTGGCAAGATCGATACAAATTCCCATGCAGGTTTGTTGGAGTTTTTTAAACAATTGAAGACCACCTTGAAAGGTAAAGAAAATGGAACGTCCTAAGTTTGAGAACAAGCCGAATTTCGGGTCGCTGTTTGCGGCAAAGACCAAGACCGCTGTGATGTCACCGGACTACCACGGCGAGATACTGGTTGACCTGTCTACCGTCGAGGTGAACGACGGCAAGGTGTTGGTCAAGTTGTCTGGCTGGAAGAAGACAGGTGCCAGCGGTATCAGTTGGCTGTCGTTGTCGGTTAACACGTTCAAGCCTGACCCCAACTACAGGTCAGAGAAGACTGCAACTAAAGAAGATGACGAGTTCTTCTGATGAGCGCAATGCAGTTTGAGACAGTGAAGGTGGCTCTCAAGCAGGACGCCACTGGCTTTGTCCTCACTCTGAAGATTCATCCCGACGAAATCCCAGAAGAGTTAATGCGGGATTTTGTCGGGGCTAGATACATGATTGCTATGGTGCGTTTAAACGACGATGAGCAGCCGGTCAGATACAAGAGCAGGACGCAACAGGCCGGAATACTTTGCAGGGATATCAGGTTCCACCAGTGGTTGATCGATGGTGTGAATCTGCCTGTGAAGGTTAACGAGAAGACTGCTACGGAGTATTTATACGAGACCTGTGGAATCAAATCTCGCACTGAATTGAACGGCAATAAAGAGGCACAAAAACTATTCGATCAGATGATCGTGGAATATGACAAGTGGAGAAATGATGATGAGCCGTTTTAAGAATGTTCACCCGTTGATGGTTTATATGCCCATCAAGCAACGAGCCAACCTCAAGGTGTTTGCGCGGAAGAATCGTATGCCTGTTAGTCAAGCTGTGAGAGAAGGCATTCTGATGCGTATGGCTGGCGGTAATGACTATACCAGTGGCTGGAATGATGCCCTCGACGCCGCTATGGAAATCACCAAGAACTCTAGCGCAGGAAAGATGATGTTTCCCAGCGGACGATCATTTAGTCAGATGATCAACGAAGAGATATCAGCAATTGCCAGAGAAAACACGAAGCCTATTTCAGCGGAAGTTAAGGAAGTTAACGAGGTTCCAAATGAAAATTGACATGACACACAAGTATAAAGGCGCGGTGACGCACACACTAATTGATGCGTTTAAACGCCGCATGAGGGGTTATGAGGTCAAGGTGTTGGCGGAGAAGAAAGCGCGGGATAAAGCGGAGAGGGTAAGGAAATGAAGGACACACTTAAATTTCTTGGAACCTGTTGTTTGCTTGCGTTCCTGTCGGTCAATGCGCTGATCTTACTGGTGCTGTATGTGAAGTGGGTATCTAAGATGGTAGGGGCGATATGACACGCGAAGAAGAACGGTTGTTCAAGGTGCTGACTGAGTATATCCGGCAGCGTAAGAACTTCTTCAAAAAAAGCACACAACCTGCGCTGCGTGAATGGAAAGGTGCTGATGTGAAGTTGGCCGAGGCGTGGAACAGATACCAAGCTGAGATACACAAGACGAAGGAGAAGAAGTAATGTTGGACTTCTGGGACGACAAAGAATGGGACAAGGTGCTGCGCCACAGGAAGATCGCCTACCGTGAAGGTGTGCGGGATGGGGTTGCGTGTGGCGCGGTGCTAGTCACTGTGTTCGCATATATCTGGTGTTACTTTGGGAGATGACATGAGACACAAACACGCAGACTTGATTCATAAATGGGCAGATGGGGCGGAGATACAGTATTACGACGCGATTATGTGCCGCTGGGCAGATGATAAAAATCCAAAATGGCTTGAAGATACAAAATTCCGCATCAAGCCCGAGCCAAAGCCGGATGTGGCGGAGCATTACTACGCCACTATTTACGCAGTATCTCCTGCTGTGCATTTTAATGGCACACCAAATCTGAAGCTCACGTTTGACGTTGAAACGTGCGAACTGAAAGCGGCGGAGGTGTTGAAATGAGCGATGAGTGTAACCACGATTTATATGAACAGGAAACGGCTTGTGCGGATGGATTCTGCCCGATATGTGCAACAGCCGAGATTGTGCGGCTGAAGGGCGAAGCTGAAAATTGGGAGAAAGTGTTCGACCGGACTTGTGAGCATTTAGCGGAAGCAAAAGAGGAACTGAACGACAGGAGAAAATTTGCGTATGCAGTTGAGCAAGCCCTTGATGGGCTTAAGGGTGACTACGTTGAGATAATTTCGGCGCTGCGTAAGGACGCCGCAATCAGAAAGGGTGAAAAGGAATCCTTAACAGTTGCGGAACAGGAACCTGTGGCGTGGATGAGTGACAGTGATGTTGGCTTTTACAAGGAAGAATTTGGTAATTATCCTTGTGTTCCGCTTTACACCGCTCCACCCGCAGCACAGCCATCGCAGGAGCCAATGCATCCCGAAATAAAGAAGATGTACGAGGATTACTTTGACAAGTGCTTCAGAGAATCGTCCACACAACAGCGTCAGTGGGTTGCGCTGACTGAAGATGAGATAACGAAGTTGCACCACGAAATTAAAACCCAGCTTATGGGTACATACAAAACCGAAGACATTTATCGCGCCATTGAAGCCAAGCTGCGGGAGAAAAACACATGACCAAGATACATTTGCAGTCAACGTATTCAGACATTGTTTCAGATGGTGGTCTTGATCCGCGAAATGAATACGAAAAGAAGTTTAAACAGATGCCGCTGACGCAGGAACAGATTGAAAAAATATATTATTCGGTGCCGCTTAATACTGGAAAATTTTGGTGGGATTTTGCAAGAGCAATTGAACAAGCACACGGGATAGGGGTGGAAGATGAACCTGACTCAAGCGTCACTTGAACAAGCCGTGATTGAAATAAAAAGCTGGACGAAAGAGCGTGAAAAGTTAATTGCGTTGAAGCCGACAAAGTTGCTTATGTTCCGCTACCCAGATGAAACGGAGGATGAGTTTAAACAGCGATGCGCGGATGCGAAAACGATAGCGAACTCAATGCTTAAGGAGAGAAACAATGAGTAAACCAATACTGAACTACGACGAGCAAGCAGCAAGAATCAAAGTGCTTGAAGCAGCGTTGATAGCATCAGAGCAGGACTACGAAAAGCTATTGAAAGAACGGGGAACAGTCGAAGACGCGTGGCAGAAATACTGCGAGGAGATGATGCCGCAGAAGACCGCTCACGTTTACCCGTTAGAAGGGGCGATGTATAAGACGTTCGTGACAGGGTGGAACGCAGCACTCAAGGAGAAGAAATGAAGCTTGTAATGGAGGCTTATGACTTGGAGTCTTTAGAGACTTCTTCTGGTATACAAGAACTACTTGGGACATTCAGCACGTTTAAAAAAGCAGTAGATTATGGCAATTGTTTGATAGAGGCCGGAGAAGAAGTCTGTTGGACTGATAAGGGTAGCGATGGCTTGTCGGTTAGCGGCCCGTATAAATTAATCATTAACCCAGATTTTGAACAGGAGAAGAAATGACTTCAGAAGAAATGGAAATGGCATACAACCGGTCGTCTATGCTACGCAGTGAGGCCTTGCTGCATTCAATGGATTTGCAGGATCGTATTAACAAGCATGACTATAGAAAGAATGGGTGGATCGGCATCGGGTTTGCGGTCGGTCTGATGGTTGGTGTGCTGATTGGGATGGCGCTGAAATGAATATCAACACTGTCTTGAATGAATACTCAGAACACCTTGTTCACACTATCTCCAGACGCCGGTCTTTACTTGCGGTCAAACAACTTCGCAAACTGGGCAAACACGGGATACGGGAGGTCTCCGCCCATGTGCAGGACTACATCAACAAGCGCGGGGTAACGGCGGGAACTATCAACCGAGAGCTAGGCGTCCTGCAATCCGCCCTGAGATACGCGTTTAAACGGGGCAATATAGACTTTCTGCCCATCCTTCAAAAACTGCCTTCTCCGCCCCCGCGTTCCCAGTTCTTCACTGAGGAGGACATTATCATCCTGCTTTCCCAGACCCAGAAGAACCCAGAGCTGGACAAGTTCACCCGTATCGCATTGATGACAGGTCAGCGGAAAGACGCCATCCTGAAACTGCGCTGGGATCAGATCGATTTCAAAGCCAACATAATTGATTTTAACGACCATACAGCGCCTCTAGCCCACAGGATGAAGGGTAGGGGCATTGTGCCGATGTCCAGTGCGCTACGGGCCTTCCTGAAGGGTCTGGGAGGGGTCTCTGGCAGGGTTCTGAAGGTCAAATGCATCGACGAGCAATGGAAGACCGCCATGAGGCGGACTAAGTTTAAAGCCACTCCCCATGTCCTGCGACACACAGTGGCTACGCAGCTTGCCCAGAAGTCCGTGCCGATGGCTCAGATCGCCAGAATCTTGGGACACCGGAATACCCAGATTACCGAACGTGTCTACGCAAAATACTCCCCGGATTTCTGCCGGGAAGCCGTCGAACACTTGAGCGTTTAAACGGGGTATATATGATAACGGCTCGAAATTATGCGGCGCAGGTAGAAAGAGATATGAAGAATTGGGTTGATCAAGCCAAGAAAATTGGTCGTCCGCACAAGGCTGCGGAAATGTATTTCAACATGATTAAAGACGCGGTTCACTTTGCTTTGCCGGATAACGGAAGAATTTTAAATGACAACTTGAAAGGGTTGTTTGGTAAAAAGGTAAGGCTACCATACCCAGTTATAACGATTGAATATTATGTTCATCAAAAACCAACATTTACAGAAAATGGAATTGAATATCAAGCAATATGCCCAAAGCGTTTTGCGTTAGCGTCAGAAAGAAAGGTTGGGGAAAAATATGTAATAGATTTATGTGTTGTTAATTACATTTCAACATTTTCTAAATGGTTGCCGCAACCATTAGGTTTTGTTCTTGATTGGGAAGAGAAAGAAACATTTAGCAAAGATGGCAGGGTAAACATATCTGGATATCCATTTACCGTTGATGAAACGGCAATTAATCTTTTAAGAAAAAAGGTGGGCGATGACAAAGCTCACAGAATGCTTACCGATGATATCTCCGATGAGGTTAGCGCAGTTTTAGAAATGTGCGAGGCATTGACTTGTGGGAATGTATCAACTGAACCTTTAGAAAAAATAGACGTTGCCAAACAAGCTAAACGCGCTAGGCAAGGAAAGCTTCCAATGTATGAGACGCGTGTATTAACCATATCCGGCGAAGTATCTGGTCGGCGGGATAGTCTCGGCGGAACTCATTCCAGCCCTAGACAGCATTTGCGTAGAGGTCATATACGTCGTTTACCAAAAGGTAACATATGGGTTAATAGCGCGGTTGTAGGTAACCCACTAAAAGGCATTATAGAAAAGTCTTACGAAATTGGCGTTGGAGCTTAAATAGGACGGGGTTATGATGAATGAATCTAACATAGACAGGTTAAGCAGAGAGGTTGAGGAGCTAGAAGCAAAGCTGGGTAGGAAACCCCTGTGGCAGGAAATACTGGCTGAGATCGATGAGTATGTAGAGGATCAGGATGAAGATCAAAGCGTGGTTTAACGCCCTATCCGACATGGGTTGCATAGTCTGTTTAAACGAGTATGGCGTTGTTTCCCAGCCCGATATCCACCACCTTACCAAGAGCGGTAAGAGGATTGACGACTTCCACACCATCCCCCTGTGTCCTACGCACCACCGGTCAGGGGTGAACAATGACTACGCTGCGTCCAGACACCCTTGGAAGAAGGAGTTTGAACGCAGGTATGGGTCAGAGCTTGACCTGTATCAGCAGGTCAAGGAGATCATTGGAGAGCGTTCTTCTTGATCTCTTTGATGTTCTCTGTGATGGCAATCTCAGCGTAGCGGATGTTGTCCAAAGTCTCCCGCTTTTCCTGCGGATCAAGCGAAGAGAACTGAACCTTGTTACGCAGCATTCTGAAGTTAGTTAACTGCTTGTCGATGCTTGACACTAGTCCTTTTAGACCCAGAAGCTGACCGTTCTTCTCCATGTATTCTGCGTATTGCTCTGGATTGCCACGGTTCTGTAGCTCATGCTGCGTTCTCACCACCACATCCACCTCCTTCTTCAGCGAGTAGAAAGCGTCGATAGTGCCTCCTGCCTTGTCTGAAGCAAAGAACCTCTTAAGGACGGGGGTCTGTTCTATGCTCATGGCAGGACGGGTCTCCTCGCTGACGGTGTTAATCACAGCGCCAATCATCTGAGCCATATACATTCCCATGCTGCCTGTATAGGCCGAGAGAACATGGTCAATCCTGATAGGCGAAAGATTAAGCTGGTCACCCAACATGATTGAAAGCTCTGTGGTCGATGAATTTCTTTGATACGGAGCAGCGACGTTCTCCATTCCTCTGCCGACAATAGGCATCCCTGTGAACAAGGAATAATTGACTGATTCTTCCAATATTGGCAAGAACGCTTGAGGAACAGGGTTGATCTTCAGCGTTGAAATAATATTCCGCAGAGCAGATTCAGCAAGGTCTCCCCCAGTATCATTACCAAAGGCGGCCTCAAGAATCCTCTCTGGAGCAACCTTGAACAACACGCCGATCTCAAACGGAATCGGTATCTTCACATTGCCAATAAGCCAGTAGTTATCCCGTACCTCTTTGCTGGCGCGTTTCCATTCATCCGTATCACGCGCCATGAACCAATACAGGGAACTCATGGCAGCAATGAATAGCGCCCGATGCATGAATGCCTTGTGCTGGGCTTTGGAATTTTGAGTAGCCATCCTGCCAAACCCTGCGCGGTAGAGAACATCCATGCCTTGAACCCGCGCATTGAAGAACGGAACAAGGGCAGAGATCACTTGGATCATGGGACTGGAACCCATCCGCCCGAAGTTCATCACCTCCAAGGACTGATAGATTGCCTCTGCCTCGTTGCCTGTTTCAGCCAAAACCTTCTTGTATATCTCTGCGCGAGTAGCCAAGTCAGACGCATTGGAACCCTTATCCAGCGCATCCCAGACCTTACTGACAGGCCACATCGCTTTTTGCCAACCGGTCTTGATCCCAGCACGGTCGTTTAAAGCATCAGCCACCGCCTTGGCACTTGCTTTAACATCCCCTGAAAACTCATACCCCGTGCCGATACCTGCGGCCCTGAGAGCTTTGGCTTCTGGGGATTGATTAGCCAAGACCTTACCAAACTGTTTAAACGTGTCAACGAGAGGGGTCATGGAGACCCCGGACGTAACCCATGCTTGCATGGAGTCACGGGCAAGGTTGGCAAGGATGAAGCTGGGTTCTTTGGTAACCAAATTCCGTAACAACTGGGTCGGGTAAGACATGAGCGTCCAGAAGCTATTGATCCCCATGTTATGCAGGGACTTCATGGACTCCACCAGCAAGGGGTCTGCAACCCGATAGCGAACATCATCGCCATTCTCGCGGACGGTCACAACATCAGAGCCACCCTTCTCATGGGGTTGTAGCTTCCGGCCCATGTCGTTCATGCCTTGCGTGTTTAAACGCATCACATCCCGCACAACTCTCTGCGCCGCCACGTTCTTCATGCCCTGCTCAATGGCAGAGCGAGTATTCCTGACCACTGTCTCAAGGTAGTCACCGATCTGTGCGTCACCACCCTTTAGCTCGGGTGTTATCTTAACGCCGGAAAGGTTCTGGAACATCTTTGGGCCAACGGTTGTTTCGCCATCTATTTGGCGATAGAACGGGAGGTAGTCTCCATACTTAGTCCACTCAGCCCCCATCGCTTTAGACAGAACGCCGGTATCAATCAGGAACTTGACCAGCCCTTCATTGAACTTCTGATACTCATCATAGGCAGTCTTGAATTCAGGATATTTGGTTTCAAAGGCTTTGCCCAAAGCAAAGTCGGCTGGCGTCAAGACGCGCTCTCTGCCTTCGCTATACAGCCGGATACCACGACGCGTAGCACTGTAGAACTGGAACATCTGCAAGATTTTAGGACTCTGGTATTTCTTGAGTAACGGTTCAAGGATAGGGATCAAGCCCTTAACCTTGCCACCCATGTCAGTGACCTTGGTGTAGCCATTTTCATAGACCGGTATACCGTTCATCAAGGCTTCGGCAGCAACCCCTGCTGCGCGGTCAGCCTGAAGCGCAGCAGCATTGGCAGAGACATCCGCGAGAAGCTCTTTAGCCCCTAAGAATCCCGGCCTTGTATCGGCTGCAACCATCTTGCTGAGACGCTCAACGGCTTCATATTTATTGAGCAGCTTCTGGCGGATAGCTGTAACGCTATCAGGAGAGATTGCTTCAGCTATGCGCTGTGCAAACCCCTTCTCTTGGCGAACATAGGTGGCGCGGTTAAGCGCATCATTCCCAGCCTGTCCGAAGTTGGCGTTGAAATCGGCATCGAAGGCATCGCGTATGGAATACCGGATGTCAGGGTTATTCTCGTCAAACGTGCCACGGTTGCCGGTAGCCGATTTGATTTGAGTGGGTTCAAACGCAACCCAATCATCACGGATCACATTGCCATCAGTGTCACTGCCATAGATAACAATACCATCGTATCCTTCGCTTTCTAAATGCTTTCTCAACGCTTTCCACGAACCATATTCATCGCGGTCATCCATCAGAGATTCATAATCTCCAGCATCATATGGGTTTTTTATAGACAAATAAACGGGCATGACATTTGCCCCCGTTTTGTAGTCATCTAACTTAGCGGAAGGAGAAGTATCTTCTGTAAAAGACGAGGCTATATATTCCGCATTTCCTTCGTCGTATTCTTTAGTGGACGGAGCAGCAAACCACGACCCCAACTCACCGGCATTTGTTTTTCTGCGCGGCTTGCCAAGCTGGACTTGCTTTGTTTCAAACACATTGAACGAAGAAGTGGTTCCGTGATACGCCACCAGCGGCTTACCGCCCTCGTCCACTACCTTGCTGTCACCAAACCAGCGTTTAAACTCAGGTGTGTCTGGGGAATTGATGGAATACCGGATGTCTTTGTTAGACTCCGAATATGTCCCACGGTTACCGATGGCAGACTTGATCTGCGTTTGATCAAAGGCATTGACCTCCACGAAATTACCATCAACATCTCTGACAATAATCCCGTCATAGCCAGCCTTTTGTAACGCCCTTTTGATGGAAGCCCCAGACATATCCATCATGCGCTTACCGGTGATGGCTTGTATCTCAGCGTTTAAACTGTTGCTGATCTCTCTGGAGCCATTGCCATCCAACCTCAGATAGTCCACTTCCCTAGACGGTTCTTCACCGGCAATCTTTGAACGCAAGATGTCCCTTGCGCTTATGCCTTTTTGGATTGATGCGGTCAGGTCGAGGTATAGCGGATTCTGGATAGAAATCCAAAGCGGCATCACCACCCCATCGGGGGCAAAACTCTCGGCGTATTTCTCCACCGCCGTGGTGTAAATGCCTTGGCCTAACTTGCCATCGTCTGACTTGTTAAACACGCTGAACAGGTCAGCGCCCTCTTCCGGCGTCTTGGTTGCGTGATACATGACCAGCGGATTGCCGTCTTTATCAACCACCCGGCTGTCCTTGAACCAGCGTTTAAACGCTGGAGTTTCTGGGGAACTGATTGAATACCGGATGTAACCTTCTTCCTGTCTTATCTTGGCTTCTTTGGCGGTGATAGTTCTGCCTTCTCTTTTGCCTTCCGCTTTACGCTCTTCCTGCGTTAATTTACGCTGACCGAAAGCACCGAGGTTACCCACCGCAGACTTCACATTAGTGCGTTTAAACACGGCATAGTTCTTATCCGCCATGTCTTCTCGCATGGTGATGCCGTCGAAGTCTAGATTCTTGATTGCAGCAATTGTCTCTGGGTGTTCTATGTAACCCCAATCACCCATCGACAGATAGCCATCCAGTTGCTTCTTGGAGATCGTTGTCTCTATCAGATTTAGAGTATCTGTTTCAAACTTATGGGTATTGCCACCCCAATCCTTGGTCATCTCATCGACAACCCTCTTCACATGATCTTTGTTTTGATAGTTAAACGGATTCTCAAGCTTCACATACAGAGGGACTGTGTTTGCCCTAGTCTCTGCGCGATTGAGGACAGCGGTTCGCCATTCATCAATACCATATTCAATAAACTTCTGGGGATCGGTCTTCATGTTTAGACCGTATTCACGCCGAGTCAGATCGTCCATCTTGCTAAGGGTTTCGCGTTTGGCGTCTTTAATGTCTTCATCCGTCAGGCCAACAGATGGATCATCGTAGTTCTTGGAAATCCAATCTTCGGATAACTGAGAGAAGTTCTGAGCAAAGAATGGTTCGTCTGTTACAAAGATGGCTTCAGCCTGTTTAGGCATAAAGCGTTCAAAGTCACGGGCTGTCCCATGCATCATTACCCTTGGGAAACCTTTGCTGTCTACCATAATGGAGTTGCCAAACCACCGCCAGAAGTTCTGAATACCCTCTGGGGTAGTGGCAATAAAAGCACCCCTGCTGTTGCGGGTCGGACGCATCACCCCGTCAACATTGATACGGGCTTTTATTTCTGGTTGTTCGGCTTCTGTGAGCTGGAACTTTGGCTTGACTCCCGTTTTTTCAACGGCTGTCCTTGCCGCATCAACGAAGGATTTACGGAGGCTATCCAGCCCTGCTGATATATCGGGTCTGTCGGGTCTGCCATTTTGAATGCTTTTGACAAGAGTCTTTCCTGTGGCTTCGTTTTCCCAATCATAATATCTATACTCCGATTCTGCGCCAAAAGCGCTTGAGTTCTCTACGCCAACAATGGCCTGTGCCTTGTCTCTAAACTTAACCAGCGCAGCTTCAAACGACGCATCATCCATCAAGAATGGTTTGCCGTCATCGCCACGGTAATTAATCAAGATGAATTCATTGCTCTTGATTTTAGAATATCCAGCTTCAGTTCCCAACTCTTCTTGCAAAGCTTTAAACAGCTTCTTCTCTTGGGTAATGGTTAGGTTAGCAGGTTTAAACTGTATACGATACCCAAGCTGCCCGGTGGCATTGGGGTCTGCGCGGAAGAACGGCGTAGCATCCTGTTGAAAGACATAAGACATTGCGTCAGACAACGTCTGAGCGTCAGCCTTGGCAACCTTTGGGTTGAAGTTGACGATCCTGACAATCATGTTAGGGGATACAGCGCTGGCGTAACCGCCCGTTCCTTCAGATGCGCGTATGGTGCTTTTCAGCCCAAGTATGTCGGCAATTTTTTCAACGGTCTTTTCTTTGATTACCTGCTTGTTGAATTCAAGCTTTTCCTTAAAAACCATTTCAGAAATCTGAACCATCTCGCCTTTGGTTGACGGGATAGCTTCTCCGGTAATGATCTCAGTCCTTGCGCGAATCTCTGCGGACGGTTCACGCAACGCAGGGGTAGACGGTAACGAAGTGACCCCCTTGGCTTTAAACGAATAAGCATAATCACCCAACGCCCTTTCAAAGCAAAGGAAGCGCAGTTGCTCATCGTTCATTTTCTTATGCTGCCCTTTTTCCCTAAACTGTTTAAACAAGCCC